TGAACAAACAAAATTAAAATTAGAAAATTTAAGAGAATACATGAGAAATTTATCAAAACAAGGACACTACGACACAGCATCAAAGGATTTTAAAACAGCAGACGAAGTTGTACTAGATGATGAAACTGCAAACACTTACAAAGACAAATTTACGATGAAAAATTTAGATTCAAGAGTTGAAGATGCACTTCCAATTATTCATAGAATTATGAGTGAAATAGAAAAGCCTGTTGAAGAAGAACAACCAGTAGCAGAATTAGAGCCAGGAGATGAGCCAATTGATGCTCCTATTGAACCACCAGTGGATCATGGTGGCATTGTAACAAGTTTCTTGACTGATCCAGAAAATAAACTAGTGTTAAGAAAAGATCCATCCGCAGATAAATTGCTTACTGCAACAAAATTCAAAGACAAAAACACAATGTTAAGTTCTATTATGTCAGACATTGCAGAAAGGATGTTGACCAAAACAGGCGAAGAAGATAGAATAGCGAATTTTGCATCGAGAGTTGCAGACGGCCTAGATCAAGAAAAATCAGCTGCATTTAAACCAACACCTGATTATATCAAAAATAAAAAAATTGCAATACAATTAGCAAAAAGATATATTGACGATTACAAAAAAATGCAAAATGATCCTAAATTTGCTGATGAAATAAGAATGGATCCTGCAGATTATAATCCTAAAAAGGATATTAAAGGAAAAGCAAAAGAAACTGAACAATTTGAGTCTTGGGTAGAAAATATTGATAAGGTTGAAGAAGATAAAGGATCTACACTAGCTTCCAGAATTATTAGAAAAGCAGGTATGGATGATCCAGAGTCAATGGACGCTGAGGTGTTCAAAAAATCCGCAGACTTGCTGGATGCAGGTGACTTAGAAGAGTTTGGGAAATATCTTTACAAGCAAGACACTTCACCAAGAGAGTTTGTAATGAAAAAATTAGCTGATCATGATCCAGAAACATTTAAAAAGGTATACGGCGATCAAGAAGGCTACCTGGCAACAATGAAACCAATGGCAGTATCCAAAGCAGCTGAAGATGAGTTTCCAGACACAAGAAATAATCCTTTGAATCCTTTTGATAAAGATTTAGATGATAAAAAAGCAAAATTAAAAGCTTTACAAGATATACAAATGGATAAAAATACATCAAAAGATCCAGAGTTACAGAAAGAACTAATGAAACGTAAAGCAGAATTAACAAAAGAAGAACCAGCGTTTGCAGGTGAGCAAGTTACTTTTGAAGATATCAAACCTTATGTGTCAATGTACAAAGGTGATGACGGCAAAACAGTAAATGCTGTCCTTGACAAAGACGGCAAAGAAGTTTTCAAAACAGGTGATGCTAAAGAAGCAATGCAATACCTAGCAAAGAATTTTGACAAACTTAAAAATCCAGTGAAAGAATCTAATCCAGAATTAGACAGAATTAAATCACTTTCATTTTACCAATAATAGTAGTAGACTTTAGATAAATATAGTTGTATATTATAGCAAATGCTTAATATATTAGGCACAAACATAGGCAACATAGGAGGCTTACATTATGGCTACATTGGCTGAAATAAGAGCGAAGTTAAAATCACAAGAAGTTAATCGCTCGACTTCATCAACAGGCGGAGACAACGCCATTTATCCACACTGGAATATATCTGAAGGCTCAGAAGCAGTCGTTAGATTTTTGCCAGATAAGGATACAAACAACACATTTTTCTGGACTGAAAGAAACATGATCAAACTACCATTTGCAGGTATAAAAGGTCAAACTGACTCAAGACCAGTTACTGTGCAAGTTCCTTGTATGGAAATGTATGGAAAAACATGTCCAGTACTAACTGAGGTTAGACCATGGTTCAAAGACAAAAGCATGGAAGACATGGGAAGAAAATATTGGAAAAAGAAAAGTTATATTTTCCAAGGTTTTGTTGTTACAAATCCTTTGAGTGAGGACACAACACCAGAGAATCCAATTAGAAGATTTATAATTGGTCCTCAAATCTTTAACATTATTAGAGCAGCATTACTTGATCCAGAAATGGAAGAATTGCCAACTGACAGTGTAAGAGGTGTTGATTTTAGAATTAACAAAACTACAAAAGGTGGATATGCTGACTACTCAACATCAAAATGGTCAAGAAGAGAAAGAGCACTTGACGAAGCAGAAAGAAGTGCTGTAGACAAGTTTGGTTTACACAATCTTGGTGACTTTAGACCAAAAGAGCCAACAGAAGCAGAAGTAAAAATAATCAAAGAGTTATTTGAAAAATCTGTAGACGGAGAGGCTTATGATCTTGAGAAGTATGGACAATACTTTAGACCAGCTGGAGTACAAGCAAGTCAAGTAAGTTTACCACAAACAGAAAAGCCTGCAACAGTTGAGCATACTCATGATGATGGCACTACACATAGCCATGCAGATGGTGACAAACCGCACTCACATGAAAATGAAAAACCAGCAGCAGAAACTACTGCTCCAGTACAACCAAGCACAGATAGTGCTAAAAGAGCAGAAGACATTTTGAAGTTAATAAGATCAAGACAAGCAAAATAATCTGACATTTACCAAGGCCTTAATTATTGACAGTTAAGGCCTTGTGTATTATAATAAGGAAACATATGACAAAAGTATTTGACGCAACAAAATTTAGGAAAAGTATTACAAAATCAATTCAAGGATTAGGAATTGGATTCAATGATCCTACAGACTGGATATCAACAGGAAATTATGCACTAAATTATTTGATATCTGGAGATTTCAATAAAGGTATTCCCCTAGGCAAGGTATCAGTGCTTGCCGGTGAGTCTGGTGCAGGTAAAAGTTACATAGCATCAGGCAACATTATTAAAAATGCACAAGATCAAGGTATATTTGTAATATTAATTGATTCAGAAAACGCACTTGATGAACAATGGTTACAAGCCTTAAAAGTTGACACATCGGAAGAAAAACTTTTGAAATTAAGTTTATCCATGATTGATGACGTTGCAAAGACTGTATCAGAATTCATGAAAGGTTACAAAGAACAACACGCAGACAACAAAGAAGGTGCTCCAAAAGTGCTTTTTGTAATAGATAGTTTAGGTATGTTACTAACACCAACTGATGTTGATCAGTTTGAAAAAGGTGAAATGAAAGGTGACTTGGGTAGAAAGCCTAAGGCTTTGACTGCTCTCGTAAGAAACTGTGTAAACATGTTTGGAAGCTGGAATGTTGGACTGATAGCAACTAACCATACGTATGCATCACAAGATATGTTTGACCCAGATGATAAAATATCAGGTGGACAAGGTTTCATATACGCAAGTTCAATTGTAATTGCAATGAAGAAACTAAAATTAAAAGAGGACGAAAAAGGCAACAAAATATCGGATGTTCGAGGGATAAGAGCAGCATGTAAGGTAATGAAAACAAGATATGCTAAACCATTTGAGTCTGTGCAAGTTAAAATACCATACGATACAGGTATGGATCCATACAGTGGATTAGTAGACTTGTTTGAGAAAAAAGGCATACTAGTTCAAACAGGAAATAGACTAAAATACATTGATTCAGCAGGAAAAGAACACCTAGAGTTCAGAAAAGCCTGGGTTGGAGATAAATTAGATATGCTAATGCAAGATTTTGATAAATTAAGCATAGACCAACCTAAGGAAGAATAATGGTAGAAATGACCCAGGAAGATATTGAACGTTTATGGAACGCAGTTGTTCATTTTATTCCAGAAAAACAAAAGGCTGACGCAGCTATTGATTTTGTTAAATGTTTAGACGACATCGGCGTTGAACACGATGAGATCAAAGCAATTGGTGAATATGATCCAAAATTAGAAGAAGCAGTCAACACAGTTTTTGAGGAATACGAGGACGACGAAGAGGATTATAGCGATCGATATGAAGACAATTAATTGGTACAGCGAAGTAAGTAGAAACCTAGACAAGATTCCAGATTGTATTACACATTTTGATACAGAACTTCAGAATGCCAAAAAAGAAATACGTATATACGGCAATCTCGAAAAAGCGTCAGCAGCACTTCCAGGAGTTGTTGAACAGAGATTCAATCAATTACAACAGATTGAAGCTATCTTAAATTATTTAAACATCGAACTACGTAGAACAAGATCCAAGTCATTTAAAAAATTTTTAGAAAACTACAACAGAGCTTTATCTAGCAGAGACGCAGAAAAATATGTAGATGGTGAGCAAGACGTTGTAGACATGGAAAAAATAATTAATGAATTTGCACTTTTAAGAAATCAGTGGTTAGGTATAACAAAAGGACTAGATCAAAAACAATGGCAGATAACAAATATTGTTAAGTTAAGAGTAGCTGGTATGGAAGATGCCGATATCAGATAGAATTATACTAACGGATGTTGACGGAGTGCTTCTCGAATGGGAACATCACTTTACTGAATGGATGTTACAAAGAAGCTACTATGATGACAAACAGCAACGCATATATCCTTACAAACTTTTGCCGGATAAACAAAATACTTACGAAATGGCCGAAAGATTCGGTTTGTCTGTATTTGAAATAAGAAAAGAAATAAGAGAATTTAACAAAAGTGCATGGATGGGTACACAAAGTCCTATGCCAGAATCACAAACATGGGTAAAATTATTGGCTGCCGAAGGCTGGACATTTATACCAATTACATCTCAAACTTCAGATATACCAGCACAACAATTAAGAAAAAAACGCCTGGGAGAATTGTTTGGCGATCATATTTTTAAAAACTATCATATCCTTGATACGGGACAGGACAAGGATCAAGTATTAGCTGAATTTCATAATACAGGTTTATATTTTATTGAGGATAAACCAAAAAATGCTCTTACTGGACTTGAATATGGTGTGCGTCCTATTTTAATAGACCACCCATATAACCGTGATTTTCAACACCCTGATGTCATACGTGTAAATAATTGGAAACAAATACACGAAATAGTACATGAAGATTTACGTAGGACACGATAGCCGAGAAGATATAGCATACCAGGTGTGCGAACACTCCATAAAACGTAGAGATCCATCAGCGGAAGTGATTCCTTTAAAACAAAAACAGATGCGTGATCAAGGACTTTACACAAGGCCAGTAGATAAACTTGCATCAACTGAATTTACATTTACTAGATTTTTTGTTCCTTATTTGAATGACTTCAAAGGTTGGGCAGTGTTTTGTGACTGTGATTTTTTATGGAAGATTCCTAGTCATGAACTTGTAAAATACTGTGACAATTCAAAAGCTGTAGTGTGTGTGCAACACGACTATACACCTAAAGAAACAACTAAAATGGATGGGCAAGTACAAACAGTGTATCCAAGAAAAAACTGGTCCAGCATGGTTCTTTGGAACTGTGAACATCCAAAAAATAAAATTCTTACTCCCGAACTTTTAAACGAAGAGTCGCCAAAATTTCTACATAGATTTAGTTGGTTAGATGATAACGAAATTGGAACTTTACCTTTAGAGTACAATTGGTTAGTTGGTTGGTACCAAGAACCAAGAGATGGCACTCCAAAAATATTACACTACACTGAAGGTGGCCCATGGTTTGATGGGTATAGAGATTGTGAATATGGCGATGATTGGAAGAAAGAATTAATCAATCTTTTTAGTTCGTAATGATTTGGGACAAATTAAAAAAAGATCATTTTCATAAAACGCCCGTTGAATATTTCCGCACACAAACAATTTTTAGTCAAATAGAATATGAAAAATTGTACGAAAATCAAAACAATTTAGATCATGAACACTGGCAAAATTTAGAATCACAGATATACATGAAATGGACGTACCATCATGACTTATCCACAATTGATAGAAGTTTACCTGTAACATGTTTATGGTTTTTCAAGGATAGAGCAGACAGAAATGCTGGTAATTATATTAAATGCAATGACAAAGTAGTTGTGTATGCGCCAAATACTTTCTTTATAACCAAGTATGCTGAATATCAAATAGTACCAAAAAAAGAGAGTGTGCTGGAGCGACCAACTGTGCAATTACACATGAGTGAAGATCAGTACCAAAAAATAATTAATCGTTTTCAATAAGTTTTTTTAGACAGGCGACATCTGCATTCAGGTGTCGTACTTTTACTTTATGCCATGTTGCCTTATCACGCTCGCCTATGTTTAAATTTGATCTAACCTGAGTTGCCGTGGCATCAAATATTTTTTTTGCTTTGAAAACAACATTTGGCATAAAAAGACATCGGTTAATTTTACGTGCAACTTTTTGTGTATATTCATCAACCCAAAAATGCCAAAAAAAAGGTGGTGCCAAATAGCCAAGGGCATTGATCCAATTTTTATGCACTGCAAAATGTGCGGCACCTAAAGGAGCATCATGCCATAATGTTGGTTGAGTCATTTCGTATTGGCCAGATCCTTTCAGCCTTCCATCACTAGGTACAACCATTAATATTTTTGATTTGTATTGATTAATTTGTTCACTTATTATTGTATCCCAACCTTTAGTTTGACATTGAACGTCATCGC